CAAAACTTTCGTCTATGCACATGTACGCGTGGAAAACGGGTTTGAAAACAGGTATGTATTACCTTAGAAGTAAGGCAAAGGCGCGTCCGATCCAGTTTAGTTTAGAGGCCGAGTGTGCTATGTGTTCTGCCTAAAAATTTTTTTATTCATCCTGGTGTACCTCATTATCATATACGAAACGTGTATCTCTATGATTTTGAGACGTAACCAATTCATTACTTTATGGTATATAAAATATCAGACTATATAAATGACAACACCAACACCTGAAAATTTAGCACGTCGTTTAAGAAGAGTATTAATACGAGGTCGAAGTAGATTAGGTCCACGTCACAATTTATTCGAACCCGGAATAATACCAACAAGGAACTGGATTAAGTCCAATATGAATTTTGTTGAAATTCCATTACCCAGTAATAGTAATAATAAAGTAGATTTCATATCAGGTAATACTTTCAAGGTCGGGGATGAAGCAGTTGAATACGGTAAACAAAAAAAGAAGTATATGTCGTTAAACTCATTCAATCAATATATTAAACCACGCAATTTACCAAATGGTACACGGTTGAGAAGGGCATCGTCTCCTCATATGAGAACTATATATAACACGCCTCCAAATTCAAATAATAATATGTTAGAAAACACACATACACGCGAAAGATTAAAACGAAGAAATATTAGGTTTGTTAGATTCACGGATTCGAGTAAAGTAAAAGCTATAAAATCAACTATAAAACAACTCGAAAAGCAATTAAAAGTGTTATACGAAACTAATACTCGACCAAAAATTTTAAACACAAATACATCACAAAACAGGACCAAAAAATATAAGGCTGCAAACAAAGTCGAAGAAAAACTCCAAAACAAAATTAAAAATACAAAAAAGCAAATTAAAAATTTAAAAGAAAAGCTTAAAGCGCTTAAAGTTTAACGTATATATACATTTATACAAAAACAATGGCAAAATTTATAAATGCTAAAGATACGCTGAAAATTGCCAACTATGATGGACGAAAGATTTCGTTATGTACGACGGATGACAGGGTTATGAAAATTATTTTTCCGCGTATGTATATGCCCTTTGGTATTTCTGGATTCACGCCCGAAATCGGTCCTACTAAATATAATATTGACTTTGCCATGAAAGGATGGAACGAAGAAGGTAACTTTGTGAAGAAATTTTATGAATGTATGCGCGAAGTCGAAAATAAAGTTATACACGCAGTATCGGAACAAAGTGAAGATATTTTCGGTAAACACATGAGTTTTGAAGAACTAAAACCGATGTTCTTTTCAAATATTAAAGAATCAATCGAACGTGAACCAAAGTTCCGTGTTAAAGTTGATTCTACTATTGACGATAAAGTCAAACCACACATTTACGATGAGGAAAAGAAACCGTTAATTGATGATATTAAAAATGGACTATACGCTAGAAACTCGGGAACTGCAATAGTTGAAATGAATAGTGTGTACTTTCTGAATAGAAAATTCGGGGTTTCGTGGAAACTTAACTCGCTCGTGGTATATGAGCCACAGAGACTTAAGGGGTTCCAATTTATTTTGTAGTTTTATCATTTAAAATAAGTATTTGATAAATAGCCTGTGCTTCTTTCAACAACTTGCCTTTTAATGTTATAAAAGACTTTGGGTTTAATCCCAATTTAATTTTAGCTACACGAACAGACTCGGTCCACTTACTGAGCGTCATTATTACTCTATTACAACATTTTCTTAATCAATGTTTTGTATTTTTTTGTACCTTCCTTTGGTTGAAGCCCGAACCCTTTCTTTTTTGGCTTGAATACTTTGACGAGTGCTTGTTTACCTTCTCTCTTCATGCGCGCGAGTGCAGACTTACGCGCGGCTTTACTTATGATTCGTCCATATTTATCTTGGGTAAGATCTTTCTTTTCCAACCCCCCTGACGTTTTGAGGGCAGTTCCGTGGAATACTTCAGCTCTTGATCCAAATGTTTGCATTTATATTACTCTAATATTTATTTTGGCGATTCGAATAAAAATAAAATCCTACCGCCAAAAGTATAAGAAATATGAGTGCATAAATATAACTCTTTTTAAACCCACTTTTCTTTTTTGCTGAAGCACTTGGTACTGGTGAACCTGATGGTGAAGGTCCAGTAAAACACTCGTTGTTATCTGTGTAATACATTTCGGCCTCTTCGTCTGTACATAATTTTGGATCTAAACACACTTCACATGGGGTATCATCATTTCGATTACATTTACAACATAAATCCATCGAATCTTCTGGGATATTAATATTTTCGGCTTTTGCCATGTACCCAGATTTACACTTATCCTTACTGACGGGTTCACACGCCTGTGGATTTATATCTGTGATATCACTAATATCTGCGGTACAACCTTTCATTATATTATACTTTTACATTTTAAGTTTCATCTTCGAATTCTAAAAAATTTGAACATGAAATTTTTGATATACATTTTTATTTTGAAATTACTTTACTTATGAGAGTTGCAATTTCAGCTAAGATAATGGTATGATGAGACATGACAAGAGCTTTTGCGCGCTGAGTTTTAGGGGAAAAATCACCGTAACCAACCGTACTCATTGTCATGAGTGAAAAGTAATACGGGTCGAGAGGATCTTCTGTAAACCCAAAATCTTCTTTCATTTGGGAATAAAGATACCCGTACAGTAAAGTTATTGTGAGAGTAATTGTTACAGTACTATACAATACAGTCTTGTTCATTTATTAGTACTCATCATAATAATCTTCGTCTGAATCTGTAACTATAGGACATTCTGGTCTGATAATTTCTTTTTTCTTTCTCGTTTTTTTCGGTGGTGGATCTTCTATACCATGTTCCCTATGATAAACAACTTTATCCCAAAAATCACGCATAACCGGCATATATTTGGCAAACCATTCTCTATCTCGTTTTACATTTGTAACTATAAACTCACTCGGTTTAGGCCACGTAAGGTCCTCTGGTTTATATTGTATAAAATCAGCTTCTTCTAAATCCAATATATCCATACATAATTGTAATTGTGGCATGTAATGTTCCGGAACAGTACCATCTATAGATCTCATCATGGGACACTTAATCTCTATTAACTTACCTGATTCACTCACACCGTCCGGGCTTCCTCCTAGGAATGAATAATTTGGGTGAGGACATAAACCCAATTCATGAACTACCTCGTTATGTCTTTCTTCATAAATTATACGCGCCTCATCTTCGTATTTTTCTCCATGTCTCGTTGCTTCATTACCTGTAAAAACTGGACCTTTACCACACTTTCTTAATAAAAGTTGATACGGTGTTTCATATTTATTCACACCTATAGCAGATGCTGCATCACTCGCTGTAAGCATACCCATTCTAAGATCCAACCATTCCTGTGATTTCTGTGGTGCATATTCAAATTCTAACCATTTTTTAACATTCGGGTGCATACTAAATTATTTAGTACCATAATTTTTAAGCCTTTTCCTCTTCGCGTGCAATACGTAATCGTTCGCGTAAAACACGTACTGTTCCATCAGACGTAATGTTCCTACGTATACATTCATCAATCAGATCCTGTTTTTTCATGTGTGACAATTTCGTTACTTTACGTTGAAACTTCGTTTTTATAGTGTGTCCACTTCGAGATGACGATTCGTTTTCAACTATTATAGTCTCTTCATCCGAAGATTCATCACAAGTTATTTTTTGTGGTTTTTCATCATCAATTCTATCCCACCTAAATAACAGTTTAACACTAATACAAATACCAACTATACCACCGGCAATAACTAAACACGTTTTTATCATTATATATTTTATAAATAGTTATACATCTTATTGTTTAAGTATTTTTATTGATTCATAAGATGAGGAGGATAAAAGAAGTATCTAGCGGCTAACTGTTCCGCTTGTTTTTTATTTTTAGCACAACCTCTACCTAAAAACATGTTATCAACATAAACATCTATGTAAAACATGCCATTATCATGATGTATAACCCTATATTCAGGTAAACTGAGATTGTTTGTTTGACAATATCTCATGAGATGATCTTTGAAGTTATCGTCGATCATTATACAATTCATATCAACCATTTCTGGATTGTTGTATATTTTTAATATAAACTGTTTGGCATGAAGTAAACCAAGATCCATATATATAGCACCGACAAGGGATTCAAATACATCTTCAAGTATCTTAGGGTTTTTAAACCAGTTATTACGCATACCCTTTTCATCCATTTGAACCCATTTATAAAGTTCAAGTTTAGTAGCTATATTAGCCAGTGTTTCACCACGAACAAGTTTTGTACGCGCTTTTGTGAGGAAACCTTCCTGTTTATTTTCGTATTTATCGAATAAAAATTTTGTTATAACAAAGCCTAATACAGAGTCACCTATAAACTCAAGTGTTTCAAAAGAACCCTGTAAAGACTCGTTCTCTTTTAATGCAGATTTATGTGTAAATGCTTTTTGGTACAAATCTATCTTAGATATTTTTGTACCAACAAGGTTTTCGATAGAATCTCTATCGATAATCATGTTTTTATTATATTATATGTATATTTTTTTAAGTTAATTTACTAACTTAGCTTATTTTTGTTCAACTTTTGTGTAATGTGGACTCAAATACTTTTGTAAATTCAAAAAAGTAATTTCAACATCGGCGGGTGGTTGAAGAAGATCCTTCAACTTTGCATCGAGTACAAGAATTCGACCATTTTCTGGGTGCTTCAAACCATTCGCAGTTACATAGGTATTGATAGCTCGAGTAACCGTACTTCTAGAAACAAGATCACCTTCTTTCAACCCGAGAAACTTTCTAAGTTTTTCGGAAACAGCTTGTTCGCGGTTAAAACCATTATTCTTAGCGCGAGAAGCTGCCTTTTCCCCAGTCGGGTCATCTTGTTTAGATTTAATTTTTCTACATATTTTAGAGAGCGATTTAACTTCAGATCTGAGAGCGGCAATTTCGGTAAGGACAGTTTCGATAGACATTTTATATATGATTTTAAACCAATATCTTTAAGTACTTTTTTTAATCACTAAGACTGTACTTATTATTGTTAAAATTATAGCAATCAAAAACATGTATTTAAAAGTATTATCAAGTCTTGCGTTTGGTTCTATGTATGCAAAAGCATATGGTTGACGCGGTCTAACATTTTTGCATTGTCCAGGGCACCCACCAGCACAGCAGCCTGATTTACAGGGTAATAGTATCCCATTTTTTCGAATACCACAAACCTGATTCGCGTATGGGTTTGAATCTTTGGTACTCGCATAACACCTACATTCGCCAAATATTTCATCACATGTATTTTCGTCACTCTGACAATCCATATTATTATATAGACAATATAATAATGGTAAATACCAAACCAAAACTGGTGAAAAAATTACCTAAAAATTTCTATTTATTGTTTAACGATTATACAGATAAAACCTTAGAACAATGGGTAAAAAAGAAAGTGTGTTTTGGGGATAAGGCTTTATACAAGTATATTTCGGTATATAGTCAGGATAACATAAAAAAATTTAGAACTAGAGTAAACAGGCTCTATAAAAAAGAATCTTTCGAAGAAGCTGCTAAAGTACTCGTCACAGAATCGATACGTCCATTATTACACGATATAATAGACGATTTAACAAAATTTTTAAAACCCATGGGTGATTTGGTTTTGAGCGGGGGTGAGGCCGTTAATTTCTATTTAGAACCCAACGATAAAGTTATAACGTCAGATATAGATACTAAATTTGTACCAAAAATGAAAGCAGACAGTAAATATTTCGGTAAATTACAAGCCGTTAAACTTTTACTTTGGAATAAACTTGGTGAAATAGCATCGCGTGATAATTATAAAATTATACAAACAGTTCTTCGAGAAACTGAACAATATTTTACAAATAATGACATTAAAAAATATAACATGAATAATGCGGCATTTAGAACGAATTGGGCTTATAGAGTTGCAAGATATATCGGATTAACACACGCTACAGGTAAAAAGTCAAAAGGGTACCACGTTACACGAAGATACTCGTTAATGCCTAAACGTAAAAATGTAAAGGGGGCTTCTAATGTACTCATAGACGTTGAATTATTCACCCTGGATATGAAATTTCGTATTTATGATATCAAAACAGGGAAATTACAGGACCATAATTTCGGTGGTATTCTCGATATTGCATTTATGCGACCAAAACAACTCGGTTACGACGTTGCTAAAATAAATACAAGACTCAGTGGGACGGAAATGAACTATTTTAATGTAAACAGAAATAAGTCATCTATAATAAAATATAAGTACTTAACTGTACCTACAAAATTATACCTTATAAAAGACATATTCATGATGCAGAAAATGGGTCTCAGAACGGGTAAAGTCGAAAAGGATAGAAAACGTATGATTGCTTTAGGTAGATCAATGACTAAAAAAAGGATTTTAAGTACAGATTCAATCGATACAATTGCAAAGAAACTTGGTATTAAAATTGGTAAACCCGCACACACGTTCCGAACGTATACAAAGGTGGGACCAAGTGTAATGAAAAAGGCAGCAAATGTAAATCCACAAAAGTACAAACTCTCAACAACAACACCGTCCAAACAAAAACTCAGTAAGGATATATTTTACGGGTTAAAATCAAACCATAATCAAATGAAAACACCACCTAATTATTTAAGAACACAATCTAATCAAGTATTCAACCTCGAAAAAATGGCATGGAAAACAAGTTCTAATAATTCATATGTAAAAAATGAAATGAATTTTAGACCCGTTAAACCCAAACCAATGCCATCTAAAATACGAAATGTTAATATGGAGGAAACTCTTTATGGTTTCAAACCAATAAGAGACCAATGGGTTCCAAAACCAGTTTTACAAAAATCAGCAATGATACCATTTATTGGTTTAAAGAATTGATACCAAAATAATATATAAAAATGATTTACAATACACCAACAACAGCAGAAGATGGCATGCGACATGTCAGGGCATACACGGACGAAAAAAAGAGATGTTTTATCCAATTACCAAACGTAAAAGTTTTGGATGTCGATGATAACGCAGAAGTATCACTCGAAATTACAGGTGAAGAAAATCAGGCGAAAATCGAAACGGTACACGCATCTAATATCCAGTCCGCGGTCGAAAATGCAAAAGAGTGGTTTGGTAAAGAATTATCAGAAAAAACCCTTACAAACGCTTATACGAAGGAAGAAAGCTTATCCACTGACAGGATCCCAGCGACTCGAATTTTTAACTCTAAAAATGAAGAAGTTGACTTTGAGACACTTTCACCGGGTATCACGTGTTCCGTTTTTGTCGAATTCTCAGGGCTTTGGTTTGCAAAAAAAGCATTTGGTCCATCTTGGAATATTGTTCAGGTGAAAATTCACGATGAAGAAAAAGAACCGGAAACAGAAACCCCAGAAATTGAAGCATACCCAGACGGATGTATGTTTGAAAATCCAGATTCGAAATAAAAAAAAAGTATTTACTATATATAAAAGACATTATGAAGATGAGCAAAAAAATTACCCCAAGACAAATAGGAATTACACTTGCTGTCGCAATTGTCATCTACCTTATTTTCACTAACATGAGTTCCGGATCCACTTACTCGGTCGAAGAGCGCATGTACGCGCCATTGGGTGACGGCCCATCTGGTCCATCCCCATCTGCGGGTGCTATTGCGGATACTTCGGCTTCTTGCGAAATGAAGTCGGGTAGCGGTCTCGCTTCGTCCCTCCTCCCAAGAGAAGTTGCTTCCCAGGAAGATTTTGGTGAATTTGCACCAGAAGACATCCTCGCGGGACAAAACTTCCTCGAACCACGCGCCCAAATCGGGTTCCCAGAAACTGTCGGTGGTGCATTGAGAAATGCTAACCAACAGGTCAGAGCGGACCCACCAAACGGTAAAGAACCATTCGTGTGGAATAACTCCACTATTTCCCCAGATACTATGCGCAGACCACTGTGTTAAAATAGCTAATTAAAGAATACAGGTATTATTTATATATAAACAATGTCGTCACCACCAGACGAACTTTCTAACAGCGTCTCTAAATTGGTTGAACTCAACAAGCAAATTACAGAAGCCCGAGAAGATATAAAGATTTTAGTTCAGGCGGAAAAATCTTTAAAAATGCAAGTCAAAAAAACCATGACTGATAATGGTTTAGATGTTATAAACCTCAAAAAAGGTAAAATTTCAGTTAAGAAAAGTAGCAGAAAACAGGGGTTAAATAAGACCTCAGTTAAAGAAGGTCTCTTAACATATTTTGAAGGCAACGAAGAAAGAGCAGAAAGTGTGTTAAAGGTTATACTCGATAACTTACCAACAAAGGAATCAACCTCACTCTCTCTCACGGGACTCAAAGATAAAAAACAAGATAATTAAAAATGGTTTGGAATCAATACGTTTACGAAGCCATGAATGGTAACGAAGCTGAAAACAGCGACGCAGAAGACGAATTTTACACTAACGAACCTCTACATATAAACGATTGGGAAGAAGTACACCACGAACATCTTCGTTATATGTGGGGAATACTTCAACAGTATCTAGACGACGCAATTATGTCACATCTTATACTGAAATTTGCAAAATATGACGATTTTGTCGAATTCTGTTTTTATAATTCCGAATACGGATCTTAGATTAATATGTAATGAATATATATACACAAACATGCTCCCAGATATCACATCAAAGAAAGTCGCAGTACCAGCAGCTCTTTTTTTAGCACTCAGTCCAGGAATTCTTCTCAGAACAAACGGTTCCAAAATTGCGTTCAGAGATGGTCTCACAGGACGAAACGCGGTTCTATTTCACGCACTCGTTTTCTTTCTCACTTTCTCCCTCATCGCCAAATGCATGGGTTTGGTTCTCACACAGACAGATTTGATTGCCACCACCACCCTCTTTATCATTCTCAGTCCAGGTATACTCTTGAGTATCCCACCAGGGTCCAAGGGCTTATTCATGTCGGGCCAAACCAGCGTTTCGTCCGCAGTCGTTCACGCAGTCGTCTTCGCGACGGTCTTCGCTATTTTGAGAAAGCAATTTCCTCAGTATTATTAAACGATGATATGGAATACCTCGTTATAGGACCAGGCGCAATGGGAATTTTCTCAATGCTAGGATACTTAAAAACTATGGAAGACAAACTTGATAATATAAAAGAATATTCAGGTGCATCTGCAGGTGCAATAATATGTTTAATGTTAGCTTTAGGGTTTAGTATAGACGACATACTTTATAAGTTTGCGTTATTGGATGGTAATAAAATAGTTAAACTTAATCTGAAATGTTTTATGAATAAATATGGTTTAGTCGATTTAAAACCTATAAGAGAACAATTTGTTAATATTTTAGAATCAGATTTATCATTTTCGGATATAGATAAAAAGATATACATATCAGCATTTTGTGTAAATACATCAAAAACCGTGTATTTTTCTAAAGATACACACCCAGATATGAAAGTAATAGATGCATTGTGTATGAGTATAGCCGTACCGTTTATATTTTCATCGTATAGACACGATGGTATGATTTACGTAGATGGTGGTACACAGGAAACATTACCAACGTCACCTTTTATGGATAAAAAAGGTGATAAAATACTGTCTATTCGAATGAAGATGGAATCAGAATTTATAGAAGATATAAAAAGTCCTAAACAATTTGCAGAAGCGTTAATAACGTCAACGTTAAATAACAGGCAACAAAACATAATAAAAAATAGTAAAGTTGTTGATATTGATATAGGACAAGTAGATGTGTTTAATTTTGGTATGACTTATGAAGAAAAAATGCACTTGTACATGAAAGGTCTAGATACTTAATTATTGTTATAAACTTTTTTGTTGGTTTATAACAATAATGGATGCGTGCGATCCAGGAATAGATATACAAAATCTAAAAACTCTTATTAAACAAAACACAGGAGAAGACATAAAGTTGACCCGAGGTCAAATCTGTGATGTTTATGCAACTATACAGGATGGCAAATTACCGTTACCACCGCTTATATTAAGTAGGGATAAATCACATTTGTTAGATAGAAAATCACCTTTAACAATATCGGAATTTGAAAAACTGTTTAGTTCATCGACAAAAGTTGCGAGTATTAGACGAATTGCAAAAAAAGTCGGTCTTGCACGTCACGCAGATAAAAGTCTTACAAAAGCCCAATTAATTGATATAATTGGACGAAAACTTCACTCGTTAAACATACATGAACCAATTCGTCTTAGAACCGTTCATAAAAAGAAAATTAACGTAAAACCATTTAATGTTAATTCCAATTCCAATAATTTGATGTCTAACATAAAACGTGAAAATGGAAACAATAACTCTAACCGGACCGTTAATTACATGGGAAATAGGAATAATAATTCTAACCGAACTAATGGTAACTATAAGAATAATAATACAGGAAATAGGAACCGAAACAATGGGAACAATAGAAACAATAATAGAGGAAGAAACATGTTTAATAAAGCGAAGAAACCAAACTTCTTAAAAAATAATTCGAATACAAAGTCGCCGTATAGAGAAGTTAAGGGAGCTGAAAGGGGGCGTGTAAAAAACATGTTCTCGAGTTTTTTCGCGGGTGGGTTCAAACTGAAATCAGAAAACGAAGTTAATGCAATGGCAGCAAATAAAAGAAAATTTTATCTTCAAAAACCCGAAAAGTTATATACACAATTGAGAAACGAAGGGTATATCGGAAACGAATCGTTTAAGGACTGGCACAAACGTTTCAAAAAAGCTGCTAAAGAACACGTCGGTAGAATTAATAGAGGTGATTATAAAGATTTAATCAATCAGGTTGTTAAGTTTCCAAGATCACGTGGACCACTCGCGTCACAACAACAAAGTAGATCCAATAACGTAAGTGGTAGTACATTATCACCAACAACACCCGCTTCTTCGGTACAGGGTCCACAAGCACCAACGCCATCACCATCACCGTCACCACAACCATCACCAACACCACAACCATCACCAACACCGCAACCATCACCATCACCACAACCATCGGTGAGAAGAACGTTATTTCCCAGTGGTAATAATAATATAAAAAAGCAATCAATACTCAATAAAATGAGACAAAAAGCAGAAGAAAGAAAGATCAAGGCAGAAGAAAGAAGACGGGCAAAAGAAGCAGCAGCTGAAGCTAGAAGACAGGCTAAAATAATCAAACAGAAAGAGATAAACAACGCAAAAAACGAAAATAATCGAAAACAAAAACTTAAAAAAGCTAAATATAATAACGCGAGTAGTTTAAGACTTAATTTGAATAACCAGAGTATTAAAAATCTCATAAATAGCCCAAATGTAACCTTAAATAACGCATCAAACAGATTCAAAAATTATAAAAAAAATAACCATAAAAGACTCAATGCGTTTTTAAAGTCCAATAACGGGACGTTAAAACTTAACGAAAATTCAATAAAGGAATTACATAATATACTCAATGAACCACGATCACTCAGTAATACAGTCAAAAATGCGAAACAAAAAATCGAACAAAAATTTCGAAATAAGGAAAATGCAAATACGGAAGCGCGTAAACAGTTCATAGCGGAACTCGAACAGTTTGCAACAAGTAGATCTCTTAACAAATCGAATAGAAATGTACAGCAAATTATAAAAACACAAAGAAATACAAAAAGAAACGTTCAAAATGGTAACAATAATAGTTTTGCGGGTAAAGAAATTACAACCGCGCATAGAATGATACAAAAATTGGCGCGTGATAGAGATGCTAAGAGAATAGAGGAAATAAGTAAGTTCTTAAACGAAAATAATAACGCGAAAAAGTTTATACAAAACAGAAATAGTATTAAGAGACGCGTTTTAGCTGAACCCAAAACATCCATAAAAGACATTATTGCCGATATAAAAAAGGATATAAAAAGTTCCCAAAATCAAGGTATAAAAGCAAATGCAAATGCATTACGAGCTAACTATACGAACAATGCAATTGCAAAAAATGTTATAAACAATTTTGAATCTCGAAAACGTACCGGAGGAGGTATTTTTAGTAAGGGTGAAATAAAGTATCCAACGAAACAATCTGTTATTAACGCGATCGAAAAAAAGAAACAGAATAAGAAAAATAAAAATAACAAAAACGCCATTAATAAGGCTACAGAAAATAAGAAAAAGGAGGAAAATAATGCAAGAAAAGCGGCTAATAAAGAAAAGAGAGAAGCTAACATAAACGAGTTAAAAACAAATGCTCGTTACCAAAATGAAAAATACCAAAAAATTATACAAAATTATATAAATCAAAAAACACGTATGTTTAGTAGTAAACCCATATACCCAAATAAACAAAGTGTTAAAACTACATTAAACAAGAAAATAAGTAATAACCAAGCTAGACAGGCTAAAATTAACGCTAAGAAGCTATCTAGTCAACAATTAAAAGAAAAGATGGCAGAAAAAGAAATAGAAAACACAAAAGCGAAAGAAGAGAGACTCGCTCGCGCGGAAGAATTAAAAACATACATTGCGAGTTTGAATGAAAATAATTTTAAGGCTCAAGATTTTAGAACAAATGGGATTGTTACGCGTGTTATAGGGGGTGGTATAACAAATATTGCACTGGCGAAAAAGCAAGTCAATGCTATCGTTGCAAAACGAAAAGGTACACTTAATGTGAAAAAACAGAAAAATGCAAATGTCGCGGAATTAAGAAATAAGTATGGTAATAACGCGAATGCAAAAATAGTTATAAACAAATTTGAAAAGGGTGATAGAATTGGACTTAAAAAAGTAACAAAGGAACGTGCAATAGCAATTATAAATAAAAAAATAGAAGACAGAAAGGGTAAGGCAATAGCTCAACAAAAATTACAAGAAAATGCGGAACGAAATTCAGCCGCATTTGATGAGTTCTTAAAAACGTTTGTCAATGACACGTTCTCCGAACAACGAATTAAATCAATTTCCCCAATCCCTCGTCTCATTGGAGACATAAAGAAAGGTCGTCATGATTTAGAAAAGGCAAAAACACGAGCAGAGACGGCAATAAAGGGAAGGAAAAAAGCTATTCTAAAAGGAATACAAAAAAAGGAAAATAAATTAAAGGAAGCCCAACAAAAGGCAAATGAAGCACTCAAGAAAAAGAACGAACTAGCTAAAAAAGCTGCTGCGTCTGAAAAAAATAGAAAAAATAAACAAAACGTAGCAAACCTGGCAAGTAATGCGATTAACGCAGTTAATAAAAGAAACGAACAGGCTAAAAAAGCTGCTGCGTCTAAACAAAATGCGATCAATAAACAAAAAATTGCGAATAACTTGAAAGCTAAAGCAAATGCAATTCAAAAACGTCGGAACTTAGAATTGCAAGAAAAACAAAGAAAACTCGAAGAAAAGAGGAAAGCGAATGAAAACGCGAAAAAGGAAAAGGAAAAAATAAACCAAAATGCTAAAAATGCGATCAAGCGTAACGAAGAAGCAAAGGCGAAAAAAGCTGCTGCGAATAAGAAAGTTCAAAACTTGAAAGTACTGGAAAAAATGTTGAGTACATCGACATTACCCATTAACGCTCAACAAAGGTTTAGAAATAGGTTAAAAACAGAAAGTTTAAATAAATTTAAAACCAATGTAATAACCGCGATAAAAACAAAAAGAGGACTCAACAAAAACGCGGAAACTCGAAAAGAAAGGGAAAAGCTCAAGGAACAAGAGAATCAACGTAAACAACTTCTCTTACAAGCTAAACAAAAAGAAGAACAGAATAAAAAACAAAAATTAGAACAAAATTATGCGAATAAAAAACAAAAAGCGCTTAATAAAATTTCTAGTTTAACGTTTAATGAAAACAAAAAACGAAATTTGTTAAATAACGTGAGAAGAGAAACAATAAATTCGCGAAAACCTCTCACGAACTTTACACTCGCAGCTGAAAGGTATGCTAATCAATTTAATCGGGATAAGAAAAAAGCTGCATTTAATGCGAAAAGAGAACAGGAGAGAAAACAAAAAGAACAAAAGAATCAAGCAAATAAAGAACAAAAAGAAAGAGAAGCCGAAAAACAAAGAGAACTTAAACAACAACAATCGAATAAAGCGGCGGCAAATGCTGCTGCAGCGGCAAACAAAAAGAAACAGATTGAAGAAGAAAGAAGAAGAAAACGACAGGAAAAAAATGAAAAGCAAAGAATTGCGGCAGAAGAAGCGGCAGCTCAAAAGAAAGCCCAGATCGAAAAGAAAAGAATAGCTAACGAAGAAGCGGCAACTAAGAAAAAAATTGCGATGGAAGAAGCGGCAGCTCAAAGAAAAAGGAATGCTAATACACAACACGAACGGTTAATGGAAATGAAACGAAAGGCATTAAAAGAAAAAGCAGAAAAAAATGCAAAAATTGCTGAAGAAAAAGAAAGACAAAGAAAGGAAATGGAACAGCATCTAAAGGAGGCGGAAAATGAAAAGCAAGCTCAAAGGGCATTAGCAAGAAAACGCGAACAGGAACGCTTAGCAGAGAGAAAGGCCGCTGCGAATAAAGCTGCTGCGAATAAAAAAGCGGCGGAGAATAAAGCGGCTGCGAATAAAGCAGCAGCAAATAAAAGGGCGGCGAATAAAGCGGCTGCGAATAAAGCGGCAGCAAATAAAAGAGCAGCAAATAAAGCGGCGGCAAATAAAGCGGCGGCAAATAAAGCGGCAGCGAATAAAAGAGCGGCAAATAAAAGGGCTGCAAATAAAGCGGAAGCAAATAAAGCGGCGGCAGCTGAAAAGAAACGAAAATTAGAAGAAATGCGCGCAAAGGCACAAAAATTAGAGGCAGAAAAGAAAGCAAAAGCTGAAAAGGCAGCTGCGAATAGAAAAATTGCACTCGAGAAAAAAGCCGCGGCAAATAAAGCTGCCGCAATAGCCAAAGCGAAAAAAAATAGGGAGGAAAGTAATGCACGTGTTAGACAAAAAAGATTGAATAATCTTAGAACGAAAGAAATATCGGGTGGTAATAAAGTTGTTAACGAAGCTACACAAAGATTAAAAAAGCGTGTAGATAAATTCGTCCCAATGGGATGGGCCGGTGGAAGACGCCGAGAATTTATGAATCGTGCAAAAAGAATGGGTGTTATGTCCGTACACACAAACTTGAATGCGCGTTTGCGTCTCAAAAAACAAGTTAATAGGTCGAATAGGTCGAATAAGAAAGAATTATTAAACCAAATTCACGATCCAAAATATACCATTTCCACTTTATCTGCAAAAGTCAGAAAACCACCACCACCATTAAATACATAAAAAGTAATTTAAAAAAAATAGTCTAATCAATAATAAAACATGCACAGAGGTCTATCATCCGTGATGACACATTACGCGCGCTCTATTAGTGATGAGAAGAAAGCAAAAACTATTGTTAAGGGAAACAAATCCGAGGAATATACGGGAAGTCGTGACGATATGCACGAAAAACTTTTGTATAAGTGTGGTTTAAAACCAAAAAATGTTTGGGATCCAAACTCAAAATCGTTTTATACGAAAGTGTATTACGCAGACGGAACGAGTTATAACCCAGTTTTGTTTCACGATGGGAAACTTAATAAAAACCCGTTTTTCAAAAAATAATAAATGTATATACTATAAATCATGAACCCATTACTCATAGGAATTGTTATAGGTATTTTATTCATTTCGTCATTTTTTTATTTTTTAATAAATGGTTTGAAAAAAATTTTGAGTAATATTAAGGTTACTAGATCTCCAACCCCGGCCCCAGCTCCAGCCACAGGTCCAGCCCCACCTCCAAATAACACAGTAGTTACAATAACTAATGATGGTGTCATATTTTCAAAACCTTCGACTACAGAAGGGTATGTACTTAATGGTTCATTAAATTGTGATCCAGATTGGTATACTTCTGATTTAACTATACAAGCAGATGAACTACCTTCTGATTTTATGCAACGTAAAAATGAAATTGAACAAAGGGAAACATCGTGGTGTGATTTAGCCGGTATTACCGATCCAAAAGGATTTATTACGGCATATCAATACCACGATGGGGATTATAACGCAAGTGTTTGGGATTCTGATACTAAAAAATGTGCATTTTCGCAAGACCCATACATGTGTGTATATAAAGAAATTAAAGACGATGAAGGAAATGTTATAGGTGTTGAAAATAACGAGGGTAAGAAATTGGAAGTAGAATTCTATAACGATTATAAATCGGGTAAATTAAAGTCATACCTGGATGAGATGAAATATGGTACTGATTGGAAATTTTATAAAAACACTGATGGTAAACTAGAATTGTGGAGGAAAGGAAGTTTCGGTGTACCAGAAAGGATGTTGGTAATAAAACCAGGGTATAATTACCCCGTCGCATTTATGTTATTGGGTACTGCTGTTCAAATGGCGGACGATGGTATTGATATGCCAGCTAATGGTTTATCAATTAAAATCGACCCACCTCTTTCAGATGAGGAAATAAGCACTAATATGCAAAAAGATGCTGTCAACGCCTAACGTTTATTTAAAATCCGGCTTCTTTACATCGTCCTCTCTTATAATAATATCGTAATTAGTTCTGTGTATATTATCTGTCATGAGTAATCTACCTTTATCTGTATCGTGTATTCGTATAGATAAATAATACCTATGCGAACACGGGTCTATCATAGCCGATGATAATCTCAAATTCCGGTTTATTTTGCCGATTTTGAGTTTATGTTTTTCTTCACGACTGACACTTCGACCATTACGCGGTTTTTTCCTACCCTTACTCTTCGTCATTGCCTCTCCCAAAAAAAACTTTTCTTGATCCCGTAATAGTTCGTGTATTTTTTCTCGTTCATTCTTAGCATTCTTCATGGAATTATCCGAACTAAAATAATCACGTGTATCGTCATCGGTAAATGCGTATGGGTACACGCGAACAGTTTGAATTTTATTTTCCGTTTTATCCATGTCCATTGTTAACGTATTTCCCATTACACCAATACCACACCCGTTTACGTTGGTTGCTATACTCGTAACAGATATACTAATAGGGTAACGCGTTAAATTAAAAAAAAGAACGGTCGTTGGTGTCGTGTGTTTCATTTTAGATTTTCGTGTGCGTTGTACTATTTTACAATTACTTAGTCTAATTATAGGGTTCCATTCTACAACCTTAGGAATACAAAAACATTTACGACGAATACGCGTGGGTGAACGCGAATAATCCTTTAAAAATTCTCTTAGTATTCTCGAACAGTTTTCAAATTTCGGAGTATCGTTTTCTGGATTCATTCTTTATATAAATCATTATTTTCTTGTGAAGCTATATTTAAAACTTCACCGTATCCACCACCTGTCGATTTTAAATATTTTGCACGTCTTACCCATAAAATGTCCTCGTCGGGAGTATTACCAATTCTTAAAACAACATTCTTTCCATTTTTTCTAAACATGTTAACTCTATCCATTATGAAATCTTCTGATTCGTACAAACAATCCGGTGTATGTGATCCTACAATTATATACAATTTATCAAGGTTCTTCTCGTTCATGAATTTCAATATATCGTACCACCATTCAGGATTATCTTTTTTTGTATAATGGTCAATCATACCCTTTAAACCCAATCGACGACTCATCTTCAATTGTTCTCTACACAAAACGTCACCGACGCGCATGTGTAAAACAAAACTGTCAGATTCAGGCATGCTATTTAATTGTGGTTCGTTGTTTATAACACGCATAAGTTTATCTTTGTTATTCCTTTCACCTTTTTTCAATAATTTAAGGTATTTTGTAGCTATACTATTTGGAAATTTTTTTTCGTGGTATTTTATATTGTCATAACTCGGACCTTTACCATACTTATATACATCGCCTATTCTATACATACTAAATTCTTTATTGTATAGATTTTTCAATTTTAATTCCCGAGTCTGTTTTTTAGTATTTATTAAAATTAAAAGTACTATTAAAATTAAAAGTATAATTAAAATCATATATAATAAACACACATTTTAATACAAAACTTAAAGACATACTGAGTTTATTAAGTAACGATGGAATGTACCGTGTGCTGTGAAAACTATAATAAAACAAATCACAAAAAGGTAACGTGTCCTTTCTGTGATTTAGAATCGTGTAAAAATTGCGTTCAAACGTATTTATTATCGAGTTACGAAAACCCACATTGTATGGAATGCAAAAATGAATTTAATCGCGGGTTTGTTGATTCGTTTTGTACTAAAAAGTTTAGAAACACGGCATACAAAAAACACCGTGAATGTGTTTTATTCGAAAGAGAAAAGGCACGTATGCCAGAAACACAACCACACGTCGAAAGAATTCATAAAATGCGTGTACTTCGACAAAAATACCACGAATTAGTAAATGTTGTAAGAGAAAATAGAATATTAGCAATGGAAGCAACTCGCGAAGGAAGGGATCCTGAAATCCACGAAACAATTTTAAGAGATACTATAGATCGGTGCGATCAAATAGTAGAAGAAATGAATGTTTTAAGGTACGGAAATATAACAGAAGATTCCACACGAAATTTCATTCGAATGTGTCCGAGTGAGGAGTGTAGAGGATTCATAGACGAAGATTATAAGTGTGGGCTATGTAAACAAACTTTTTGTAAAAAGTGTAACGAAAAAATAGAAGAAAATCATAAGTGTAACCCAGAAACCGTTAAAACTATAAAACTAATAAACAAAGATACCAAACCGTGTCCTAAATGCGGAACAATGATACATAAAATAGACGGGTGTTTACAAATGTGGTGTACGAGTTGTAACACGGCGTTTAATTGGCGAACCGGAAATATAGAAAAGGGGAGAATACATAACCCACACTTTTTCGAGTTTCAGAAAAGATCACGAGAACACGCGGATATACCGTGTGGTGGAAGACCCACATTCAATGAATTGAGACATGAAAATGCACCCACAAATATACTAGACTTATGCGTTGTATTACATCAGATAGATAGGGATATAATGTATAGATACGCGGATATATACGACGCGGATAATCACCATTTACGAATAGCTTACATGATGAATAGTATAGACGAAACCAATTTTAAAATAGAATTACAAAGACGCGATAAACAGACCGAAAAATTAAACGATATACGTGATATATTTGAAATGTTCGCGAATGCGTGTAGTGATTTAATGCGACAGTGGGTTATTGATAATTCTGTAGAAATTATACCAGACATTAAAGAATTAGTAAAGTATTCGAACTCAATTATCACACAAATACGAAACAGGTATAATTGCACTTTACCAAAATATATACGTTTGATAGAATAAAAAGTATCAGTATATACAAATGACGAGTAGTATAAATAAAGGTTTGATACTATTTTCCATACTATTTTTACTATGGTACGTGAAACCCATATACAAAAAACCCGTAATCATAAAAAATATGCTAACCCACGAAGAGTGTGATCATATTAAAAATGTAGCCAGTAAAAGGTTATCGGTATCGACCGTATCTGAGGATAGAGATGTAGACACGAAAGTACGACAAAGTGAAACGGCATGGATTAAACCAGGCGAAGATAAGGTCGTTAAAAAACTTTTTGATAAGTGTTTAACGAACATTGATAGACCACTCGAGAATTGCGAAGATTTACAAGTTCTCAAGTATAAAAAGGGCGGGTTTTATAATCCACACCAAGATGCATTTAACAATAAGAATAAACGAATGTATACTTTCATAATAGCACTCAATGACGATTACGAAGGAGGTGGTACAAACTTCCCAAATTTGAATAAGACGTACAAATTGAAAAAGGGTGATTCTCTATTTTTCAATACACTCAACAATTACGAACGTATCCCAAGAAAGGCATTACACGGGGGGTTACCGGTTGAATCCGGTGAAAAATGGATATGTAATTTGTGGGTACACAAATACCCATATACCGTATAATTTTTTTGTACAGTATAAATAAGAATCAGCCATGGCTAAAGATTCAGGGAAAACAACATTTATTGTTTTCATAATGTTCATGATGTGTCTATCATCTATAGTAGCAGCCGGAGGTTTATACGTAACGTCCAAAGAAAAAGTCGAAGGGTCTAACCTAGAAATACGAAGCGAAGCATCAAACATAGCTGTTTTACCACGACCAGGTAATATCGTTGGTAGGTATAACGCGACCTCACTAAAAGGAACTAAATGGAATGATTTATCAGGTAAAGGTAACCATATAACATCCGAAAAAATTAAAGGTACACTATCGAAAGCCGAAGGGTTCAAAGGTGAATATGTTAAAGGGACAAAAGACGATGGGTTTACGTTACCACAAAAATTCGAGAACAATCACTGGTCGTTTTTTGCAGTTGCACGGTACGGGAGTGACAAAAACCAACAACGTATATTCGTAAGTGGTGAAACGGGACAAGTTGATACTACAGGCACTAATTATAATTGGTTAATAGGACATCACGCTGGTGAAACGGGGGTGGCACACTATGGTAACACCATGGATGGAAATATACCTAGACATGGGTGGGTATCTAATAATGATGACCCTATAAGTATACACGGTAAACGATCATGGATTAGAATAACCGCCCAACATAACTACTTTGCAACCAACGGTAAATCGAGAAGTACTGATTTCTCTTTCGATAAAAAAGAACAAAAACCTAATAATAACCCAAAAAGTATAGGTATCAATGTAGGAGAATATATGGATACTCAATCGAGCGATTGGAACGTTTACGAAATACTCATTTACGATACATATTTAGATGGTGTTGATCGCGAGAAGGTCGATAATTATTTGAAAGAAAAGTATATACTCGCGGATTTGAAATCCGGTATTTCACTCGTTGGTGGTAGACCAAAAATAGAAGGTGATATAAAACTAAGTGTCGATTCAGATAAAAACACCGAACCTTGGTACGGAGGAGAACCAAGGTTCGGGACCCAAGAAGATTGTAGACGATTCGCACAAGAACTAGGGTACCCTCAGTGGGGACACTATAACGAAAAACATGATGTTGCAGCGAGAAGGAATACGTGTTTCTTCTACGGCAAGGATATAGTTGAAATTAAACCCGAAGATCAGAAAGTAGATGGAAACCTCGAAGGTAAAGGTATTGAAGATATGACGTTCGGGTGTACTCAACCCTATAGGACACCTCAAATGAACTGTGAAGCCGGTTCAGGTACTGGTTCGAATACTACAGGTGGTGTAGCTGCAACTGCATCCGGGGCGTATTGTCAAGCTAAAAAGGGATTAAGCGATCGAATAGGTAAAGATTGGGTACAGAAAGACGTGTGTAGTAAACATTGTACCAAGGACGCGTGTATGGCACCAGATGAGAAATTCTTCGATCAAAGTGGAGGAGGCACGAGTTATGATTTGACGGATTACTGCGAGTGGAACAATACTCCAGATATACAAACTTTTTACAAACCTCTAATCAAGGATGTTGCGACTCACCCAAATGCAGACATGCCAAATAAGGATACAAACAAAAACGCTATAGATTATATAGGAAAACACATGGCTAAGTGTAAAGATTTTAAAGTACCAACAGTAAAAAATGTTAAAACCATATGGTTTGGATTCGAATATAGTGATAATACATATTTAAATATTTCAGAAATCGAAGTATACTCGGGTGGTGTAAATATAGTGAAAGATTGGGATGGAAGTCAAGTAACAGAAAAAACCAGTGCTACTGATACCACTCATGGACCAAAAAATTTATTTGATGGAGTATTAGATGGTTCAATTATGTACCATAGTGGACTTGGAGTTAATAATTATGTTAAAATAGATTTGGATAAAGAATACGATATAGAAAAAGTTAGAGTGGTTAACAGAGAACATTGTGGAAATGCAGATACAGATGATGATGACACTAGGAACGATAAGGACGGTTGGTGTAATAATAGATGGGAAAGTGCAGTTCTTAAACTTATAGGTTCTGATGGAACATTATTAAAAAAGAGCGAAGCGATAACTTCTGTCGATACAGCGGCCGGAGCTAAAACATATTATTTTATTTAAAGACGTAAACCATTTAAATATACATGGCATACCCGCGAAATATAGAACTCCTTTCGGCGGTAACGTCACTCACACCCATGGTCGTTTCGTACTTTTTCCCGGTAAATTGTGCGTCTATGGCGTGTATACTACACTGTCCGTTTAAGTGTAGATACCATATATATAACGCGTTTAATGCAAATAAGTATAGAAGTCAAATAGTATACAAAAGGTACAGATTGTTCGTACACGTTGGGTTTATGGTACTCCATTACGCGTGGAATAATAGGATCCGGTTCTTATACACGTTTTTCAATATGCTCGCACTTTCTGTAATACGCATTTCTAAACCTCTATTTGACGAACGCGATATGGTCTACATAAACTCGTTTTCAATTGTAGGTATTTTCAATTCAATGATATACGTGTATAACATAAGTAAAATACAATTCGTAGTATCCTTATACTTCTATATATACGCGTTTGCATTAAATGAAGATAAGATATATGGTAGGTTTACAGATAGTATTGTAAACGTACTACTCGTCGTGCCCCAATATTTATTACTCACAAATTACAATTATTTATTTATAAATCTTTAATTATACAGAACATGTTCCGTATGTGAAATATAATTAAAAATATTCATTAATATAAATGAGTAATTGGAATATTAACAAATTAAAAAAAGAACGATCAAAACTTACTAAAAGAACTCAAATCGGACTAAACAACTTAAAACAAAGGCAAAGACTAATCGCTTTAAACAATAAACGTAAGGGTATCATGTCCAACCGCGAAAAAGAAAACCATAAAAAATATATTAAAAAAACCTTTAAAGACCTATACAGAAATAAGATTGAAAAAATAGATCCTCTAACTGAAAAAATATGGGTACTCTTGGCGAACAATTTAACTCATAGTAGAATTCAAAATTCAAATGCTTTATACAAATATCTTAATGAACGCAAAAATCTTGTTCAACCAAAAAGACTTTTAAATAAATTTAAAACTGTAGAAAATAAATCAAGAAAATTAACCCAAGAAAACAAGTGGAAAATTGATTATTTAAAACGCGAGATATTCAAGTATGAAGGGAATATAAGTATTCTAGACAATAAGGAGAAAAAGGCTATCAATGCAATGAAAAAAAATGGGGCATCAAATGCAAATATTAAAAACAGAAAAGCAATTTTTAATAGAAATAAACGACCATATCGATTGAAGCTTAATAAGGCTAAAAAAGATTTAAAAAATATAATGCCTTAAACTTAATTATATAGAACATGTTCCGTATGTGAAATATAATTAATTATTTTTTTTGAAATAGTATTTTTGTAAGTATAGATATTTTCAATATCTTTATAAAGGTATTAAAACTTTTTTTCCTACGTTCATGCGAATAATTTTTCCTTATTTTGTTTAAATAATCACACATTTCAATGTAATCACCTTCGCGAACGTTATGTTTATTTTCGTCAATTATAGCTAAAAGACGTCTAAAATGTTTTTCCATATAATATAAACCTACATTATTAATTGGTTTTACCCGAAGACGTTAAAAAGGTTCCATCTTCATCGATAACGAGTTCACCGCGTTCGGCTAACATTTTTCGGTGTAACATGTGGTGTTCCTTAACATCGTTCTTGTTCTGACCGATATACGGAACGGCATAGGCATTTTCACACATCCACTTGTTTACGTTCGTCCAGATATTATCTTCCAAAACCCACAATTCACCGAGCGCGCGTCCGTACTTACCTACTGAGTCGCGTTCCGGACATCTCAATTCGATCTCACAATCGTCCTTATCGGATTCGACCGCCTTTGTGACCCATTTAAGAATCTGTTTCTTGGCGTGTTTCCCATAAATCTTTTCGGTCTTATCGGACGTTCGCGATTCCTCGGTATCGATACCGAGCAATCTCACGCGTTGGCGAATGAGTACGTCGAACCCCAAATCGATAAGAACGTCGACGGTATCACCATCGACAACTTTCGAACACGAGTCGATTTTGTATCTGAATTCACACGGGGATTGGTTGTACGTTTCTGTCATTAGTATATATAGAGTGTAGTTGTTTATTCTTTAACTAGAATTACAATTTTCTATTATCAAATTCACGGTGACATTCTTCGCATAAAGTAGCGATCGGGTAGATTTTGTGTAATTCTATAAACTTTCGAAGAAAAATATCAGAATGATAACCATCGCCCGTGTATGATTCTGATATAGCTATTTTGAGTATTTCGGGTCTATCTTTTATTGTATGTGCTCGTGTTAACTTCTTACCTTTACATTCTTTATCACAACCACACTTCAAACACGTTGGTTCAGTTTTGAAAAAAGTGTGTACCAGATTAGCAGCGTTAGCTTTTGAGTAATGCAAAATATTTTTAGTATTGGTATTTTTGGGGAACGTAACCCTATTTTTTTCATCAATTATTTGAATTTTGTTTTTTTGTAACTTCCCGTCTATGAAATTAGCACACTTCTTCTTTTCTACCTTAAACATACACGAATTAACGTCGCGTAAATTTTCAATATCATTGTTTACGTACCAATTTGATACTAATTCACATAAATCATCCATTATTTCGTCATTGTTATCTTCAGTAATTTTCAGACACTTTGTTTCTTCATCGCGTTCAAATTTATCACCCGTAGTTAAAAATCGATAAACTTCGATCATCGATCGGAACCGTGTACCATTCGGTGAAAAATAGTAATTATCGGTCGCACCTTCGGATTTACCCGATTTTCGAGTTTCAATTTTTACATACCAATCATTGTTTATCTCCTGTCCCTTATCTTTTAGGTATGCCTTGAGTCTGTTAAGTACCTTTTCATTTTCAGATAACATGGTTATCTATTTTATATTTTTTTAAAAGACGGTACAACTTAAGTCTTTTTCAAACCTTTTTTATAGAGGTAAAATCGTTTATTTTTGAACAATTTGGGTTTTTACCAGGCGAGTGCGTTTTTTTTGAGCTGATCAAATCTTTTAAATAACATTTAAAAGATTTACGATTTTTTTCAAAAGCTCTTTTTTTTTGTGATTTTTTTTTGACCAAAAATCCGTGGTACACAATTCGAAACCTTTTTTATATACATACATATTTATACATATAATTTAGAGACAATTTCAAAATAGATATTAGTAAATGAAATGAATAAATAAATTATTTATTCATTTGTAATATATATATGAGTGAAATTTTTATATTTTTCCAAAAAGTGTTTAAAATGACGGTGAACTTGAACTGTATTTTAAACCAATATTTTTTATAATTTATGTCTAAATTTTACGGAATATTCTTCGTATTCTTTCAAAATATTTCTATATTTCTGTTTATATTCGACTAATTTTCTAGATGAATGTGTTAAAGAAGTATCGAGACTTTCGAAGTTACCTAAGTTTATACTATCTGATATGTGTGTGTTATATTTCAGTGATATTTCATCTAAAGCATCTAACATTTCGTCGGCAAATTTTATACCTTCAATAATGTGTTTGTGAACGTGTTTGTTTGGTGGTAACTTATTTTCCATAGTGAGTATATACTATAATAAAATTAAATTATTAAGTAATTTTAAGTATGTGGATGTTATTGTGTAGACCAATCGTCATTCCTTTAAAAGCTCCAGAACAAACCATGGTTAGCACTGATATGTGTAAAATTGTATTAGTTTCTCCTACGGACAACAGGGATAGGTATGTTATAGATATACAAGATATACCTGAAATAAAAATAACACCACCACAAGAAGAACCATAAAAGATACATAAAGAATTACATATTTATTTAAAAAATGGTAAAGACTCGAAACCAGTTACGTAAATCCAAATATAAGCGAACTGCTAAACTCGGTCGCGACGTGTATCTACCAGATAAAGGTGGTTATACCGTTATCAGAAATACACCCGGTACTGGTAACCCTAAACACCCATTGTATATAATCGGTGATAAGAAAAGACAACTCAAAAAGAAATTGTCTAAAAAACAGAAATGTTCGAATTATGACTGTAAGAGATGGTTTGAGGTATCGGCACATGTAACGTGTGAAAATGATAAATGTGATTATATTGTACCGTTATGTAGAGGGTGTAACAACCCTAAACGTTATACACCATTCTGGGTCTCCCCTTATATTGAGATGGTACGTATTCAAAAAGTATATACTCGACACCCATCGAAACCGATTAGCGATGACGATATTTTGGTATGATTTTATAATTTAAAGATGTAAACTGTTTAAATTATAAAATGGTAAAGGAGTATGCCGAAACCGTATACAAAAACCTTGGTCCCGGCTATAGCGAGTCTGTATATCATAAGGCACTTGAAGTCTTACTCCGACAAAACGATATACCATACGAAACGGAAAGAATAGTTCCCATAGAATTTATGGGTCATAATGTAGGTAATTTACGTGCGGATTTGATTTTGAACAGTGAAATCGTGCTCGAACTCAAAGCCGTAAAGAATATGACTGATGTAATGGTAACTCAAGCACAAAATTACTTGAAACTTACAGGGTTAAAACATTCGTACCTTATAAATTTCCCACCAACACAAAACGTTGATTTAGAAATTAGGTATGTTACTTTAGATTAAAATTGTTTTTCAAGTTTATTAAATAAATTTTTCCAGTTTTGGAAGTTACTTTTTGTACCACCTTTATTTGGATGTTTTTGTAACGCGCCTTTTTTGTATATCTTTTTCAAATTTGAAAGTGTTTTTGCATTTTTGAGTTGTTGTTCTAATGTTTTTGGTTTCTTAGCAGCTGCTTTCTTAGCAGCTTCTTCTTTTGCTTTCTTTTCAGCAGCTTCTTTTTTTCTTCTATTTTCATTTCTTTTTTGCGCGGCTTTTACTTTTTCATTTTCTTTGCGCTGTCTTTCACTTATTCGAGGTGATTGTCTTCTCATGGGTGAAGGTGACCCAACCCCAAACCTAAATGGACTAGACGGAGGTGTAACTTTAAATCTGTTTTGAAACTCGGTTGAGTTTCTAGCTGGATTTGTATAATTGTAGTATTTTGCATAAGTACTGTACTTTACTGGTGTAGACTTCCTCTTCCTCGTGTTTTGGTATCCAACTTTTGGAGATCTTGCATTGTATTCATTGTTATGACGTGGTACTGATCGACTATTACTCGAGCTCATTAATATAAATTATATTATTTTTTATCCTCCTTTTCCATCTGGTTCATTAAATACATGATAGGTATCATTTGGTATATTTTTTTCCATTCACTTTTAGACTCCTCGTAATATGATTTGGGGTCCTTAAGACCTTCATTTATAATTTCGTTTATCTTTTCTGTGTAGAACCTGATTTCTTCTAAACAGAAATTGTAATACGGATCGTTCATTACTTATTATGAAACGCGTTTCTTTAATTATTATTTAAAAAATGATTTTACCATTTTGTTTATGTAATTTGTTACCTTTTGTGGAGATGGTACGACACTTTTCTTCGTAACTTTTTTTTCGTTTAATTGTTTCTTAAATTCAAACAAGTTAGCTGGTTTTTTACGACCACGTATACGTGGTCTGTTGCTTGAATTTGCCGCTTTCTGTCGTTTAACTTCCCTATTCGAATTCGAACTCATTTATTATACACACGTATTTATTTTTTGGAAGTTTTCTTTTTTGTTGTTTTCTTTTTTGATGGTGTTACCATAGTTTTAACATTTTTTGTCGATTTTCTGAGCGTGTTTGCCATATTTTTTTGGGTTCGCGTGAGAGCTTTCCCTTCCTTTTGGAGCTGATTAAGAATGGCCGACAAAGCTTTTCTGAATTCTTTATCGGCTTGCATTTTTATATTAAACGATATTTTATTTTTTTGCTTTTCTTTTTTTTAATACTATTATAGCAGCGTTAGTTATATTCAGTTCTCTCTTAAGACCCTGTCTTTTTATAAGTAATTGTGCGATTCTCAAATTAGTTGTATTAACTGGTTTACGCACATTTGTGTTAGGTTTACGACGCGTTTTTTTACCCAATATCACTGGACTATTTGCACTTGTGTTACTGTTATTGTTATTGGTATTTTTCTGTAAATTTTTCGATTTGTTATTACGAACTTTAAATGTATTCATTTATTTTATACTGATATTTTTTATATGGTTGGTATATATTCCCACATCAAAGTTTCGCACATTTTTTTCCATATAACATCCTGTTGATATAATTTTTCCTTTGATTTTAAGAGTGGAAAATATTTTAAGTATTTATCTTCACTCAAAAGTTCACAAAATTTATAGAGAACGTACGAGTAACTTAAGAAATTTTTACGTTCCGATGGACAATTATCATCGAACGGTTTTTGTATATCTTTGAACATGATTCGTAATTTTTCCTCAAGTTCTTGTGGCATTTTCGGTGGTGATAACCCACTCAAAATGTTTGTTATGTAAGGTACGTGTTCGTAATACTTATTGAGTTTTAGTTTTTTTAATAGACCCCGAACTCGTGCATGTGTAATTTCTTCGACGACTTTTATTTTTATTTTTTTCAATTCGTTACGTAATTGATCTATAACTTCCGTGGGTATTGTAGTAGTTTCTTGTGCCTGAAACTGTGATAACCATTCGTTAAAATGGTTTTCTCTTTTGTATGAATAATTAACGATTTTTTCCGACGTTTCCTGTTCTTCTCTATATGTCAATTCTTCGCTTATAAGTGATGCTATTATTAAACCGCACGATTCACACACGAGATCACTTGTATCTCTCAAATGGTACACTGTACTCCCGGGACAATTGGGACACTCTTCCTTCTTTTTAATAACCGGTCTATCGACGTTGACTTTTTCGACGTCTGCGAGATAATCATTGAATATATCTTTTCTCTGTAAACCAACCGTTTCTTTACAATTGAATACATTATCAGTAGAACTTTCTATTTTTGAATCGCATGTATATTGATTCATATATGGCATACATTGTATAATGTATTGTGACATTTCGTCTTCGTATATATTTTTTTTACTTGGATCATTTTTTATTAGTTCTTTCCAGTTTTCAATTTTGTTGTTATACCTACTTAAAAAATTACCTTCCATATAATAACTATATACAATGGTATTCAATCTTTTAACTAATGTTATTCTTTGGGTATACGACAATTTAAAATCTGTAAGGGCTAAACCCGATTATACGATTATAGAAACGTCCATGGAATATTACACAAACGAAATCATACCAGACGAAGATACATTAGATGATTTTTGGTACGAAGAGTACGACGAATGGGATGGATCTTTCATGTCACATTATAAATCACTTAATGATATAGATTACAAAAATACAAAAATACCTGAAAATATTGAAAAAACGGTTATTCGGATAAAATATTGGTACAGGGATAAAATGTACAAATACTTAACGTACGATATGAACCATGAATGGCCACCTACGAGAACAAGTGGTATTGTGTTTAACATGCCAATTTCGAGTGCACATTTGCTTGATTCACATGATAAACCCGTGAAAGACCTGTTAAATAAGATTAGAAGATATGCTGGACCAAGGTTCGATTTTCATAATCAGAAAGTTATGATTAAGGACATGTTATATTATGATGACGAAACGTTAAAAGAAGATTATCCTACGATACGTTTAAAAAATATTATCGGGTTTGTAAAAAATGTAGATACCGCTTCGTCACACATTACTGATTTTCGGATACCTTAGTTGCCAAATAAAATTTTAAGTCGCCTAAATTTGCGACATTATACTTTAAAATTAAAAACCTGTTTTGGTCTTCTTGCATAATTTGAACTGTAGAGCACATTCCAGTTGCTTTTGTAAAAATGTTCATGTATCGAAGTGAATATACACCCGATATTTCGGGACTTTCTTCTATACATTGAATTATAGTTTCTTGATTTGCAAAATCACCGTTACATTGCAATTTCATAACATTTCCAGTCCTTGTTATTTCAATATCGTTACCTATATTGAACATGTCTCTGCATATTCGTTGAAAATCGGAAGATGGCATGGGTGTTATAGTTGTCATATTCATGGAAGGTACTTCGATCTGGTTTTCATTTATATCGAGAAGTTTTAAGTCGAACTTCGTACATGTTTTCTTTACTTCACTGTGTATTTCTATGTGCATATATTCTCTACAATCGATTGATAGTATAAGAACATCCGTGTTTGATATAGATTTGAGAAGTTTAAATGTATTCGATACATTTATACCGGCTATAATTTCCTGTTCGCATTCATATTCTTCAAAATTATCGGCCGATAAGAACATATCTACGAGAGATGTTCGCGCTGTATCGAGTGTGACTATATACATTCCATCTGGTTTGAAATATATATTAACATCATTTAGTATATCTTTGAGTACTTCAAAGGTTGATTTAATAGCAGAAGCTTGTATAGTAGCTAACTTCATTTAGGTTTAAAGTGTATTCATTTCTTTATATTAATTTTTAGTTTCCTGTGTATGTGAATTATACGCTTCGCTAACACTTTTGTTTATTTTCTCTTCGAGTTCGGCTGTCATAGCGGGCTGTAAAGAAACTCCGTAACTATCGATACCAAACATTTCGTTCGTATTCTCACCCCCGTCTAAGGTTGTCATATTACACTCACCAAACCCACACATTTCGAGTTCTTTTACTGGTAATAATGATTCTAACCAGTTTTTAATTTCGTTACCTACTAACAGTTTACCGTTTTTAGTTAACATTGTTGGTACCCTGCTTATTTTATTTTTGTATTGAGGGGGTATACCACGTTCATTAATGTTGTGGTAAGATACAATATTTTTCAATTGGTCATTTTTCTGTATATAATCAATTATATCTAAACTATGGTTACAATGTGGACTGTATATTAAAAGTGACATTCTAAAATTATATAGTAAAAAAATAACGTGATAAAATCACAACATTACTAAAAAATAAAAATAACATTTAATACTAAATGAATAAGATCATTGCTGTTGTAGTCTTTCTCCTGATAGTATTATGCGTATCCAGGAGACAAGAGAAATACGGTGGTAAAAATGAATTGTTTGAATCCGATGAACCTACTCGGTTATCTGAATATGAACAGAGTAAGGAAGCTATAGTAATAACTCACGATCTCATGAATGAAATCATTTTACAAGCAAACAAAGCTATTTCCAAAAGAACGGGTTTGTGTACTTACATTATTGAAACAACGAGCATGAAATTATACAAGCACAAAAAAACCGGTGGTAAAATTTTTAGATGTATGTTTATGGTAGTAAAATATGGTAACAAGGGGTTTGATTTTGGATTTTCTATAGCCACTGATATTCGAGTCATAAACGAAGGTCCCCGTGTAGAAACTCCTGGTGCTGGACAAAAAACACAAGAGATTTTGGAAACTACAGAAAAAAACATTAAACTGATACTCGATAAGGGTATGGAAAACTTAAGTGAAATTGAATTGATTAGACTTAGGACGGACCAAAAAAATTTAGAAAAATTTCGGTCTGCTAGTAAGATTAAAATTGATGAGAAACCAGAGGTTGCTATATTATCTATACGTTCCCAACCAATTGATATACTTTTACCAGAGAATGATAAACCGTTTATTAACCCAACAAAACCCCAGGAATTTGAAGATTATTTACGTGTAAAGGGTAACGAAATAGAATACATTAAGAATACGGATTTGATAGAAAAACAAGTGACTAGCACAGAGGAAATGTATGGTGCCCCTAAAAAGGTTGAAGTCCCTGTAATACCACAAAAAAGGACCGGTACCGGTTTGATTGAAAAACTGAGTGATACTATCAAAAAAAATAAATTAGCATTATTGTAATGATCAGTATAGATGATATATCAAAAATAGCTGAAAAAAGAAACAAACTAAAAAAAGAAACGTATATGAAAATATACGAACAGATAACTAAGAAAATAAGGCAATCTGTTGATATGGGTAACAAATATCTATTTGCACAAATACCCTCATTTGTTATGGGGCATCCTCATTTTGATAGAGTAAAAGCTATGCAATATATTATTAGACAGTTTCAAATAGGTGGTTTTATGGTCCAGATTGTCGGTGAGTATGAAATATGTATATCTTGGAGACCTACAAAAAAGAATAAATCACAAGAAGATCAAAATAATAAAGAAGATGACTCATACGAAGATTTCCCAACACTCGTAAACTTAAAAAAAGCTGCAAATAAATACAGGACAGCGCGATAATTGGTTCATAAAAAAATTCCCCTTTATCATAAATGGATAACCTTAACATACTCGTCGAAGCTAAAAGAGAATATCTCGGTCAGCTTTGTATTCTCATGTGTCCGGTTATGATAGAGACGTTCGAAGAAATGTATGACGAAGCATACAAATTATCTAAGGGTAGAAAAGTTCTTGTGATGTACCAAAAACTTCTCAAAGAAGTACCTAACTGGAGTGATGCCATGTCTAAACAACATTCCGATAATATCGCGAATAGATGTGCGTGGTTTAATGATTTACTTGCGGCAGTTTTCGTAAGTTGTGTAAAAATATTATCAGCCGTTCGATTAAGCAAAGATAACAAAAAAATATCATTGAAACTTCCTACTAATGAAGTGTTTATTCAAATGTGTCATAACAAGGCAGCAGAATCCCTGTATAATGACCCTTACATATACCACGAAGAACAAAACGAACATTCGAGAAATGATAAACTTTTTGAACGTTTTTCACTGTGTATCGAAAATGCCGTAAAAGAACTCATCCCTGTTCAGCAAATTTTACAAACTTATATGTCCCAAACACAAGAAGGACAAGATTTGGATTTGGGTGATGCTGAAGTCGGTGATTCGGAAGACCCAGAACTTCTCGAAGGTGACCAGGAAGAGGTTGCTAGTGAACCATTTGAAGGCGGTGGTGAAATGCAAAGTGAAATGCCTATGGAAGGTGATCAACAACCGGAAATGGGTATGGAAACGGATGAAATGGGTATGAGTCAAGAACAACAACCCATGGAAATGTCTGAAGGTGAAGAACCAATGGAAACAAATATGAATCAACAACAATCGTCTTCTTTTTACGATAATGAATTCAAAACTATAAACACAAACGATAGGCGACCCCAGGTACAAAATCCCGATGAAGGTGTTTTATTTCCAGATGCACCCGATGCTCATAGAAAAAAACCTCAATTATATTAAATGGAGTTCGAAGACTATTTAAGAGACCCAGCATGGGCCGGAATAATTGCCGGCTTTATTACAGCAGGATACATACATTTTAAAGCAAAATTAAATAACGAAGGTAAGCTCGCCATGAGTGCATACACAAAACCAGCTGCACTTGTTGCTATATTAGTTTTTTTTATAGTGTCTAACGGTTTGGGTAAGAAAGAGAGTATATCATCTGAACCATTTTAAATATAACTTAAAGATAGTATTAGTATACTTATTACAAAAATGACATCAGTAACAGCTTTCAATGAAATGATGAGTCAATTCATCGACGAATTGCAGCAAACTTTCCCAGAAGAGAAAGGTTTAAAAAAATGTAGATCCGCTTTTGATCTCATGAAGGAGGCTAACCCAAAATTAGTCGTTGATGGTTTCATGTCGAATGTGATGCCGTATGCGGATAAAATTTCGTCAAAAGATGAATCATTTTTTATTGAAGAGTCTAAAAATCTCGATTTCATGAAAGGTGTGAATTTAGAAAACCATTGGGGTGGATGTTCGCAAAAAACAAAAGATGCTATCTGGCAATACGTACAAACTTTGTATATGCTTGGTACAACTATCAAAACTATACCAGCCGACACACTTAACATGATTGAAAAAGTTGCCAAGCAATGTGCCGATAGTATGGGAGACGATGCAGGTAATATGAATGAAGATCAACTTATGAAAACCATGCAGGGTATGCTCGGTGGAATGTTAGGCAACGGTAAAAAATAAACTCCTATTATATAAATGACATCGTGGTTCGACGATCCTAAACAACTCATTCGTACAGATAAAGTTTTAAATTTTTGGCCATCTAATACACAATCATCAGAAGAACGTGTAAATTCGGCAGCACGTTTTATAATTTATGCGACATGTATAATATATCTAATCAAAAGAGACGTGCGTATATTTGTTATAGGAGGTACAGCACTAGGCGTACTTTACATAATGGAAAAATCTAATATGGTTAAGGATTCTCTTCGTAGATCCAAACAACCAGAATACAAATACGGTCAGTGTCAATTACCAACAAAAGATAACCCCATGGGAAATGTTCTCATGTCTGAATTTGGTGACAGACCAGATAGACCATCGGCTTGTTATTATCCAACGGTAAAAACAAGTGTTAATAATTTAGTCACAGATGGTGTTAAATATGGACCAGCTCGTTCGAGAACATCTGCACCGGAACATCACAGAAATGCCATGTCTAGACAATTCGTAACTGTCCCAGACGTTGCGTTAACAGCAGATTCTCATTATGAGTTTATTCATGGTAAGAGAGAACAAACGTGTAGACAAAACCCGCTCATGTGTAACCCAGATGCACGAGGTGCACAGCTCGAAGCGTTTCGTGGTTTAGACCCAGACGGAGATTCGAGAGTACACGGAAGTAGAGCACCAGCTAGTTTTTCCCCTTAAATATGTTTTTTAGATATTAGTAGATACTCGATTTGCTTAAACAAAATCTTTTGTAATAGTAAATGGCGTACCAACTCCAACCAGGATTGAAAATAGTCCAAGATAAAGCTATCCCAACTGCGTGTGCAACTGAAGAGGTTTTTGTGTATCCTCAGCCCAGTACATTAAATTATGGTTCTGCGAGACCAAATACCATGTTATATGGAACTGCTCCATATATGGCGGGTAAGGGTGCTCCAGCACAACATATAGAAGTAAGTGATATACTTCGTCCACAATCAACTACACGATTTAACAAGGTTTTAGCGAAGACTTACGAAAAGAATTTCCACCCACTTCAACATGTTGAGTGTAAAGTTCCACTTAGAACTCAAAGTTATGAACCCGCGAGTACGCGAGCCGATGTGCAAAATGGTATGTTTGGTAAAAGGTACATGAATAAAAATGTTAATAAGAAATAAGAATGGCTGACCCATTATCGATTTTTGCTATAGCAGGATTAGTTTATGCCGGTCGTAAACTCAGTAAAAACTCAGAAGAACAATATACTCTTCAAGGTGCTCAAATAGCAGACCAAGTTGATGTTAGACCAGAATCTGATAGAAATTTAATGATAGAAGATGAATTTTTAGGACAAACTTCGCCTTTAGTTGAATCTGAATATAGCTCTAAAACGGAAGTTTCATCGTTTGGTGATGTATCTCAACAAGGTAGATCATCGGGTGGTGAAGTTTTGGAAATGAGAAATAGAATGTATGACGGAGGAATTATGAACAATCTTTCACCAGTTGAAAGAACAAATGTAGGACCCGCTCTCGGTGTTGGACCAAATGTACCTGCTATGGGTGGACATCACCAACTTTTCCGTATTAACCCAGAAAATGTTGGTGCGTATAAGTTAACAACTTTACCAGGCAGAAGTGGTCCCGCCTTTGACGGTAAAGGTGGTCGACGAGGTATTGCAGGAGAATTGGGTCATAATAGACCAGAGAAAACTGCGTATCTTCCAGATCGTCTTCCAAATGCAGGTGGGAGAGCACAAGGCTTTTCGGGTAGAACAGGGAGAGCCGAACACGAAAGAACAAAAAGAACAACAAATAGATCGGAAACTGGTTCTCGAACAGATACGCTTTCTACAGCCGCTGCAAAAAGAACAGTTTCGGCACTTACACGAGCTGCTGAACCAACAAGGAACAAAAAAGATGGTAACATTGAAGCTTACCAATACCAAAACAATCCAGCACCAGGTATTCATAAATTTAGTCACGGTTACTTGAATTCGCCAGGTTCTAAAATCGGTGAAAAGCGTGTATACGGGGATGTATATACAGCTGGTGAACTTAATAAGTATGGATTTAGACCAGACGATAAAAGAGGTAAGGCGGGTCGTGCAGCTGGTCCAGGTCGTATGAATGTTCGTGCTGATCCACTTAACCAAGGTGGTATGGTTACGAGTGTTCGTTCGGATACAACGCGTATAGATGGTCGCATAAACTCAGCAGACGGTGGTTGGACTCAACATTACAAAAATAACGATTATCATCAATTCAACGCTTATAAGGGTCACGCCAATCCTAATACTACCCAGGACGGTTTGGCGGTTGCTAAAAGACAACTTCAAAATAACCCTCTCTCGCATAGTCTTTGTTAATTAATTTTGAAATCATCAAGTTAAAACTCTCATTAAAATAATACTCCGTTATTTTAATGAAGGTACATACCTTAGATATAGATAGTGGAGAACGCGATCCTGTATCTTATCCTAATCCAAGTGATTATGTTGTTAATTTAAAAACTCCTATTTACAATGTTAGTAAAATATCGTTAATATCAGCGCGTATTCATAATAGTCAGTATCTCGTAAACGATAGAAACAACACGTTTACTATTAATAGTTCATCTACTAATTATGATATAACAATACCAAACGGAAACTACGATGGTAAAGATTTAGCTTCTAATGTTGTTGTTAATTCAAATGGTATGTTATCTTCGTCTGATTTTGATAAAGATACGAATGCTATAACATTTGAAGGTCCAAATCAGTTTAGTTTTGATTTCTATAATGGTACAAACGGGTATAAATCGAGTGTGAGTGGTAAAACAACACCACACGATGTATTAGGTTTAACCGCAAGTAATGTATTTTCTACATCTTCTTCTCCTTATACACTCGAAACTGGTAGTGTTAATTTGCAAGGTGCAGATGCTATTATAGTTAAACTGAGTAGCGGTTCTGATGATTTTAATAAATCGATATTTTCAGATTTACCTTTTTATACCGGTCGAATACTTTTGTGCGGCGACGTTATAAATTATTCGGGTGTGGACGATGCGGTAGAACACAATTTTGATTCGGGTAAACACAAAACGATTTCGAAGTTACGCGTTCAATTTTACTATAGTAGTAATAATCGTTTAATACCATACAACTTTAGAAACGCAAATCATATACTAAAACTTGCTGTTACGTGCTCGACTGATAAATTTGTTAATATACCTAGATTAACTACGGAAGAAACTAATGACGAAACTATGGTTGAGTCTTTGAAAACACCTATGAATATCCTCGAAAAAGAAGAAGAGGATAGTCATAAATGGGATGCATTTATATCTATATTTTTGTTAGTTTCTATGGCGATATTTTTATTACTTATAATTAAAAAACCCCAAAAAGTTACTTCGTAATAGCGAAGACTGGTTGTTGTGGTCTTTGGACCTTGGAAGACACTCTGGAGATCGCCAAGTAGACGAAGATAGACAAGAGAGTTGTAAACAAGGCAGTGAGCGTGTAGTTCATACCGCCGTTCTTGTTAACCTTGACAACTTGGTTGACAACCCATCTCACCAAATCAACCCACGAAAGGGCAGCGGCGAATGAGAAGCCCGCAACAATGGCGTTGAGGGATTGACCTTCGAGTTCACGAGCGACGAGCATAGCAGTTTCTTGAGCAGACATTTTTTATACTATAAATATAGATTTTATTCTGGGAATAATGTATCCTCAAATAAAATCTTTTTATACTTTTTTGTATTTTTTAAGTATCCTCTAAGCATTTTGATTTTACCATTGTGTCCTGATAAACTACTAGATTCTGATTCGGTTTCCGATTCGGTATCTGATTCGGATAATTCACTCTCACTACCTGAACTATCACCTGTTATTTTAAAATACTTCGTTTCAATATCAGAACCATCTAAATTAGAGGTGTTCATTACTATCTATAGCATTTTTTAACATCTGTTCTGTCGGATTTTTCGGCACCCAATCGTTCCAATTGTCGTACGCCATGTTTATTTTAACATATTTGTATTCTCTACCCGAATACCTTGTAAATTCAATATCTTCTTCATCTTCATCGATAATTTCGAGTTCGTCTTCTAAATTGTCACTATCGGAGTCTTCTTCGTATATTTCTGGAAAGTGTGATCCTAACTTCTTACCAACTTCGTGCATGGCACAGTACTTGATAGCATATTCCATATCTTCACCTAGAAGCGTGTCTCGTCCACACGCCTTTGCGTACCCTGCTGCAAGTACCATTGCCCTTTCTAAAATTGGTTGTATAACATCCAATGCGGAATCCTGTAATTGTTCCTGTAGGAGTAAAGTTGCTTCATTTTCTTTTTGAATTGACATTTTAGTAGAGTAATTTTGCAATGCCGTTCTCAACTTGGAGTATATTATAACTTTGTGCCAAAACTCTAAGTTCTCTTTCACAAGTATTATCGGGTATTGTTATAAGTTTGAGTATTTGGTCTTTAATTAAACTGAAATTGACTTGGCCTGTTGGGTACCAACGTTCAGGTTCTAAGGCGAAACTATACGAATAGTATCTTCTACAAAGTTGTGTTCTCGTATGGTGTACACCACTTTGAACCGCGCGTAAATTAATAACATCGCCGGCCGCTCCACTAATAACATCGGTATCGTCTAAGGTTAAAGAAAGATTTTCTAAATGTTCATGGTTTATATATTTATTAGTTGTGCCAAGCACTTGAAAAACTGAATCGTAATCAAAATTAGTAATAAATTCAGGTAGTGACAAATAGAGATGTCGCTTATGAAGTCTTTGAATTATAAAAAAGAGTTCCTTTACAGGATGTTTAAAATCAAGTCTATGTGTTGTATGTACTAAACTGTTTAGATTTGCATCTTGGGGTATTCTATCCTTAACTTCTTGAATTTGTGTGATTGCATAATTTATCTTTTTAGATTTTATCTTATCCTTTTCGTCTTGTACTAACGACACCATTTCGGTCGTTATTTTCATGTCCTTAATGAGACCTTTTGTTTGAAAATAATCACTCAAATAATAAACATGACTATTTTGAGAGTGGTATCCCCATACACAATCATTAAGTTGTCTAAGTTTAATAACAATTTCAATTTCCTGTTTATCTATTGCAAATATAGGAATGGCAAGTTCGGGATTATTGTAAAAGTAAAAAGGAATATCGACGAAAAATTTCTGGTTAGATGTAGCGGGTCCTAAATATCCTGCTATACTTGTACGAGTAACCTTTGTACCTGACAATTCTCCCGGTGGTTTGCCAATAAGTTTACCAAGGTTTTCTTGTTTTGTATGCGATACGTAATTATCGAAATAAATTGCTAAAAAATCGCTCGGTATTCTTTGAATTGTTTTACCACCAATTAATATTTCGGCATACTCAATAATAGCGTGTCCTATAGACTCGACGTATCCTATACCTTCTAGACCAGCCACTGAATTTTGCTGTATGCTAGATAATTCAAATTTCAAACTCACAGTTTTAAGAAGATCACCCTGATCTTGTGGTATGGTACACCTTATAGTGTTATCAAATTCCACTTCACCTTCCACGTCTAAATCTTTAAAAAAAGGTGCAAAGTTAGTATGTTTTTGAAAGTTTTTTACGAAGTATGTGTATTCTGGATCATCCGTAAAAAAGGCGTCCTGTGGACCAGATATTTCTAATTGAACACGACCAGCCATTACTAGTATAACTCACTAAAATTTTAAACCACCAAGTCCGCTTTCTATTCTTAAAACGTTATAGTTCACCGCATATACATACACTTTGTGACCAAAATTAGCGTTTGGTGTATCGAGTTCGATTTCTATTAAATTGTGTGCGATTCTACTCATATTAACTTGTCCCGTAGGGTAATACGTTTCGGGATTCATTGAAAAACTATATACACCGAAATTACCGTTCGTTATTCCCGTGTAATATTTCAATGGTTGTTCGTAACATAACATTAAAGTATCTGCGTCGATGATTGTATTATTGTTAAATTTCATGGTAACTTGTTTTATTGTTTCGTATTTATGTACATCGTCACTTATAGCTACAAAAAACATTTCTTTTACCGGGTGTTTAAAATTTAACATACCTGCTTTTTTAGATACACCCGGGTTAAACTTAAACTGTGACATTTGAATTTGTGTCATAACGTATTCGATTGGTCGCGTTGATAAGAAACTCTTTTCGTTTTCGGTTATGAAAAAGAAATCGGAAACCAACGATACTTTTTTGATCGATGTTGAAACACCCGACGGTGGATCTGATATCACACCGTCCATATATGATACAACAACGTCTTCTAATTGTTTAAACTTTAATTCGATTTGAACTTGTTGTTTAGTTAGAGCACATACAGGAAGTGCTAAACTTGGATGTCTTAAGAAGTAAAAGGGTAATAAAATACTATAATCCCAATCCTGTGTTACGTTGATGTAATTTCCATGTGCGGATAAGAAGTAAAGTGTTTGTTTTATATCATCTTCGTTACTGTGTATATTGTTATACATGTGTATGTAATCCCCCGTTAAACGCTGAATAGTTTGACCACCGATACGTAAATCGGCGTAGTCTATTATCTGGGCGGCTATAGATTCCCTGTAACTTACTATTTTAACGTCTAATTGACCACCCATACCGGGCTGGCTATTACAATAATAGTATAAAGTTGATGGTGTACTCGAACTATATGACGGTGTAAAAGTAACTGTAGATGTACCCGGGTTCGTAACACCTGTTGTATAATCTCCAAACAGTGGTACACTAAATCTATAAGATTCGCCGCTAGAGTATCTCAGAGATACTTTACCGGGGTACGTTGTAGTATCAATAACAGTCGGGAAAGTGTCAGTTGTATCATTATCTGTCCAGTCAGTATAATCGTTTTTTGAAACTTTTATCGTGTTGGTTGTTGGTGTTGCACTAAACCAATCGTTCGTCGAATTTCGCCATAGTTTATATACGTAATGTGTTGCTGTATCCAAACTTGTGTACCTCTTATAATTGTAAGGAGTACCGACACCGTCAACATGTGGTAAATCATCGGGTGGGTTACCATCGAGTGATCCTGCAGCAAATCTAAACGGGTCTGATGATGCGTTGTTGAAAGTATACGTTGTACCTTTATAAAGTGTAAGTGTTGCCTGTTCGACACCATCAATCAGAAATTTACGACCTGATTCCGAAACTATAAATGTTTTATCTGGTGCTGTAGGTCTGGGTAAAGTAAATTTAAGCATCATACTTCTAATAAGATCACCCTTATTCCTTGGTATGTTACACTCGAACGAAGCATCAAAATCGGGGTCGCCGTTAAA